GTGGTTCATGCCGCCCATAGCGTTATATGGCCTGCCCGTGTCGTTCCTATGGTGCCTACCTGGTGCCGTTGTATGCCTGGCGGGGTTCGCACGTTGCCAGGCTATCTATGAGATAGAACGCCAGTACCCCTAACCCGCCGCGCGGGGTCGTATGGCGGCCCTAGTCACGTTCGACCCGTGACCGCGCACAATGCCCGCCACCTTGACGGGCAGACAACCATAGAGAAAAGGAAACACTATGAAAATTACACTTACCACCGCGCAAGCGGTAGCCCTGGCGAAAAGTATCGCGCCCGCGATATCTACGGAGCCAGGCAGATACCACCTACATTCCGTTCAGGTTGTGACCACTGGCGAATACGTCGCGTTCACTGCCACTGATGGGTACCGTATGCACCAGGTCACTGTGCCGCAAACTAGCATTGAAGCGTGCGCACCGTTCCAGGTCGGCGGCGTTGAATTGGTAGGCGCGTTACTGAATACCGCTAAGGCCATCGGCAAGGGTGACGGGGCCATCGTGTTGGATTATGACTATGGCAACAGATTAGAAGTTATGACTAACTATGAGAACCTGAACGTGCCTACCGCCCACCTGAATGTCCCCGTTGTTCATGTCGAGTTTCCACCGTGCGCGTCGATACTTGACACGCCAGCTGAAACAGAATCGGGGGCGTACTATCACGCGCCCTACCTGGCAGACATCGCCACTGCTGCCGCACACATTAGCGGCAAGGCCAAAAAGGGTAGCCACGATGATGCGGGCATGATTCAGATAGTGAATATCCACCCGCGCAAGGCTATGCACGTGACCGCACAGAACACTGTTACGGGCATGCAATTCCACGGTCTACTAATGCCGCAACGCCCGCGCTAAACACGCCACGCGGGGCCAGGGGTGGCCTTGTCACGTTCGATTCGTGACCCGCGTACCGCGCCTACGGGCGTGACAACCACCAGTGAAAGGGTGAACAAATGACAACAATAACTAACGATGACGGGGACATTGTGACACGTATCAACGTGATGCAAGTTCTCACATACGACGTAGACCAGATAGTAGAGCAATTATTAGAAGATAATCGCGGGGATGACGGGGTAGAGATTACTTTCGATGATGTTCTCGAACATATTAAGTATCTGGCGGGAGAAGACTTTGGTTACAAGGTTGTTCTTTCCTATCAGGATGAGAACGGAAACGATTACTAATGAGTGCATATAACTGGCCTAAAGGTAGGTACTGTCTCGCGGCGGTCCTATGTCCTAACCCCGACCACCCACGATGGGCCGACGCGGAGTTTATCGGTGATGAGATTCACCGTGAACAGTACACATCGCGCCTATACCGTACCCTGGCGGGCGCGGAACGGGCATTGAATGGTGCCTGGGGTGAACTTGTAGCAGCATCGGCCACTATCGACTGTGGTAGCGACCCGACTCTCGCGGGAATGTATGTTGATGACGTGGAAGTAGTAGCAATATGAACCACGTTATTAACAAACTCTACGAACTAACAATGTTTCGTGATGGTGACACTATCGGCACGTTCATGTTCAGTACCACCCACGGGACTGACCGTAGCGACCCGATAGCGTTCTGTGAACGATTCCTAATCGGCGTGGCCAGTGACCTGGCAGAACTATGCGAGATAACCCCCGCGGTACTGCTCGATGGTGAGATAGCAGAATCACACGTTGCGCACTTGGTGGCCACTTGGCCGCCACTTGTCTAGGCCGCTGACGTGGCTAGTGGCAGAAGATATCTACAAGGATGTCTCGAAATGGTGGCGACATCGACGTATCGAACGTTCAGTTGAGCCGTACATACCACCCCGCCACGTTGAACAATGGGTTGTTGCTGACATATCAGAGCTGACCGGCACGGTCGTGCGATACTGGCGTGGTACTGACCGTGACCACTGGCATAAGGACTGCACCTTTGCGGCCGTGTTCCCTAGTGAACGTGTCGCCCGCATATATCAGCAGCAATTCATGGTGCATGACTACTATCCCCGTTCAAGGCCACTGATTATCTCAGTCTGATAATCTCATATCCGTAGCCCCTATCTCCCGCTGACCCCTTCCGGCGGTTGAGATAGGGGTTACTTATGTTTCACGCCTAGTTTCCAGTTCGGGTCATACAACCAGCGTTCGTGCGGGGTAAGTCCACCCCACAGACCATACCGCCATCGTTCATCCTGCTCACAGTGCATTGCGTATTCGAGACATTCAGCTTTCACCGGACAGTGGCGGCAGATAGCCCGCCCATACAGATAATGGTCTGTCTTTTTATCTGTTGCTTCGTTCTCCGGAAAGAAATAGTTTGTTGGCTTATCGAGACAGGCCGCTTCTTCGTGCCAGCTACTATTATTTCCTGCCACGTTTAGCCTTTGGTTTCGTTGGTTTCATACCGCGTTTGGCGGCAGTGGTTTTGTTTTGGTGGCACACACACGGGCAAGTGTCGTGAATCTCTTGCGTGTATTCCTTGATGGCGCGTTCACCCGTACCACAGTGCGTACAGAACGGGTCGGCACGGGTGAATGGCCAGAGTTCAGACTCCGTAGTCATTGCGCCATTGCGATGGTGAATGATTATCTTCGACCATTAGGCGATGCTCCGGAGCTGGGTACAGGCGGATGATATGGATACATAGGTCGTCACCGTTCTCGTACATATCTTCTTCTTCGGCGGCCGACATTGGGGTGCCGTCGTGAATCTCACAGACTGGTGGGCCGCACCAATTCTGTTGTATTCCGAAGGCTACCCACTCGTCGAACGTTGGGTTAGAACGGTTCTTCATCTGTGAATGTTGATGCTGGCATTGCCTTGCCGACTGTGCCGACACGTGCCATTGTCTGATTCGTTTGGTCTTTAACCCATGCATTCCAACGGCATGATGCACCAACTTCGTCTGCGATGAGCGAGGTGAACTTACCTTGCGTACCATCTTTCTTGGTGTACTCATCTGTTTCCATGCGGCCCGTGATGACTACGTTGTCGCCTTTTGTGAGGCTGTTCGCTACGTTTTCTGCGAGCTGACCAAAAACTTTAACTTCAAACCAGGTGGTTTTTTTCTTGTCGTCTTTGCCGGATGTTGTAGCTACGGAGAATTCGACTACAGCCATTTGGCTACCTGTGTAGCGTAGGTCTGGTTCTTTGCCGAGTTTTCCGTGGATTGTGATTGTATTACTGGCCATTGTGTTCCCCTTCCGAGGGTTGTAGTGGTTTGGGTTGGTTCGCAGCCTTTAGACAACGGTGTTGTGGCGGGGTTGAGAGGGTTATGTAGGTGGTCACAGCTACTTTGCACTTTGGGCAGTGCCAGTGTTGTTTCAGCGAGATGCCCTTCATTGGGTTCATAGTATAGACATTTTCTAGGGTTGTCAACAGTATCTTTTCCACCGTTTAACTTTCGGGTGGGTTGAGCGACAGATGAATTGTTGTAGGTTCATGCAGTTTTGGGACTTCACCACAGCCCATCCGTACGGGCCGACTGGATGGACAAACTCACCATCGGGTTCGGTGTGTCCGAGCCAGGCGATGCGGTCTACAATCCGTGCTTGTTCTAGCGGGGTGTAGCGGTCTGCATTGGAGCTGTTACTGAACCGCATCCATGTGCCTTTCGCTATTCCGTAGCCGGATGTGTAATTACGGGTGCTGGTATGCCAACGTGAATCTGTCTCACATTGGGCCAACCTCTTGTACCATCGCCACGGCATGACGAGTTCATCTCCGTAGCTTTTGGCTTGGGTTGTTGTTGGTATTGCAAGTGTCGCCACTATCGCAATGATGGGTATGATTTTTCGCATGGTGCCTCCTTGTTGGTTGGCTGCGTTCCCGTTTCTCTACGCAAACGAAGTCTATCAGTCAGTCGTAAAGTTCTGACGTTTGTAGGTCTTGTACGTGATGGGGGAACAAGAGGAATCCTCTTGCGGGGTTGTTGGATTGTGGGGCGAAGTCTCTTTTTTCGAGGCGGTCGTAGTTGTGGCGTAGATAGTTCTTCAAGCGTTGTACAGATACGAGTACGTATGAGTCCGGAGCGAACCGATATGCCCACCATTGTGCGGTGGTCACGTTGATTCCAGAGTCCTTCCATTCGCCTTGTGCGGGCTTCTGCTGTGTCTCGACAGCCATTCTGCCGTTACGGTACCTGTCTGCTTTTACTTCCACTGTGCCTGCGTTTAACGCATGAAAGAAATCAATAAGATTCTGCTCCCCTTCATGGCCGTATGCAAGGTCAGTTTTGAAATCGAACTTAGGGTTGTACCCAGTTATCTCCATGCCATCACCCACGTGCCAGCTCCCTTGATAGGCGTTCAACTTCGGTTGATAGTTCAAGCACTTTAAGTTTAAGTTCATCGCGCTCGGCTTGTACCTTGGCGAAGTCTTGCTCGGCAAACTCGATACGTTTTGCATCAACCCATTCGTACGCATCATCCTGGTGTATGTACTCGCTCATGCTGCATACTCCTCATCGAAACATCCACGGTAAAAGTCAGACCCGAACACTTCAGTTGGGTGGTAGCCAAGTTTGGTACACCAAAAGTCAGCAGTGTAAACGTTCACTCCGGTGTCACGCCAACGGTCAATCTGTCGATGGTCAAAGTCTCGAAGTCTTCCGGCCTTAACAATAATGTCAATCAATGGTTCACCATCAAGAATAACTTTAGGTGGTTTCAGTTTCGTGTATTGCTTTTTCTTGGCTGCATTAGCGGCCTTACAGATGTCACATCTGCATCCCATACGGCGGTACATTGCTCTGCCGTGTTCAGCTGGTGGTGGTTTCTTCATTGTTCCCTCTTGTTATTTGTAGATACACGTCAATGGCGGTTCGTTCCCGTTCTGAAATGGGGCCGAGCCTGTCAAAGTCGCTGGCGTTGTAGATGCGGTTCATTAAACATTCGAATAGTTCTTTGCCGATACTTATAAGGTCGGACTGTGATGGTCCGAGACATTCAAAGCAGAAGCATGAATCGGGGTGTTGCACATCGGTCATTTCTTTTTCTTTCCTCTTTCGATTTGGATAACAATTCCTCCGAAGACTCCGAGGCTCATACCAAATAGGCAGTAGGCAAGGTCGCGCCATTCTTGACCGAGATGAATAACTACTTCAGCGAGCATGTCAGTACCCCGCTTGCTTCAATAGACGAACAGCATCAGCGAATCGCATCACTGCATACTGTTCTTCTCCGGTGCCATGACCCTGGCGTTTCACAACCAGTACACCGAAGTCGGCGTTGGCGTTGACCCGTTCAGCTTCTGTTTCCTGTAGCCAAGCTGACAGTTCATGTCGTTTAGCTGCTTTACATTCGAACACTAACGGCCCGCATCCTGTCACATCACCTTTGTCAAGGTTGCCGTGCAAGGCACGACGCTCCGCATAGGGAAACCCGACAGTGCGTAGATACCTAACGATGAGTGTCTCGAAGGATGTTCCTTTTTGTTTACCAGGTGACATTCTCATGTGCCTTTCTGATGAGGTCACGTAGTAGACCTGACCGTGATTGGTTGCATAGTTTTGCGAGCGCGTCTAGTTCTGCTGTTTGTTTTGCTGACAGTCGAACCCCAATGAATACCGTTCCGGCTTCATTGTTGGTTGTGTCAATGGTTCGTTTCGCTGACATCATTCCTCCGTTTCGGCTGGTGCTGGCTTGGCGGTTGCTTCTTTGAAAGCTTTACGCAAGGCGGCAAGGTCTGATTGTTTTGCTGACCCGAACTTCACTTTGGCTGTTTTGTATACACCGATGGGTGATAGTTCTGCTTTGCCACAGGCCGCATTGAAGGCTTCAATTTGTTCTTGGGTTAGTGGTGCGTCAGTGTCTACTGGTTCTACTGGCTGGCTAGTGATGTTGCGTTGTTGTGCTTGACCTGTAGCGCGGGTGGTGGTGACGCTCGATGGTTTGCCACCAAGGTCTTCCCATTCGGATTTAGTCCAAAGTGACAATGAAATTCCCAGTCTCATGCTGGAGTTGCGTAAGAAATCTCCGACAACTTGCTTAGAGGCTTCGATGGCTGATGCCTTGACAGTGCCGACACCAATGACTGACTTACCAAGAACAGTTAAACGCCCCCACATTGTGAGCATGTCATTCTCGATGTACATAGCAGGCTTTCCACCATCCCATTCAATTGGTTCCCATGACCACAACGAATCAATGGTGATTAAAATGCGCGTGATGTCCGCGTGACCGACAAAATCCAAGGAAGCTCCGCCCTTGGGTAGTTTGCCTACAATCTTCGGGTCTGGTACTGCATACTTTGTGAGTATATCTGCCAGTGGGTTAACTGGTGGGTTGGTTGATGTTGTCATTACTATTTCTTTCTCTTTTGGTTTGTTTGTTTTGTGTGTTGTCCGGCGTATTGACCGCCGACAAACTTTGCATGTTTAGACCAGCCGTTATTGCGGCCAGACGTTATAGCTCTTTGCCCGTGTCCACACGGAATAAATTGCGTAGCCATTTCTATTCTCCTTTAAGGCGCAGTGTTCTACTGCTTGTTGTTTTTGTGTATTGCTTAGACAAGTCAGGGTTTTCGATTTGGAAACGTTTGGCATCAAACCATTCCCGCTTCTGTCCCTTCCATGTGGCAACGATATTGCCATTGATTGTTGCTGTTTCTGCTGGACCGATAAGGTCGCACAGTTCTGCTTTCAGTCTGTCTTCTAATGCTTTGTATGAAGACAGTTCTGATTTGACGTGCTTCAACTGGGCGATTAAATCGGCAGCTTCTTTTGGTATCTCAACTGGTTCTGCAAGTGATTGCATGTAGCGCGTTGAGATTGTTTCGTAGGTGTAGACAACACCTGCGGGGTCCATGCCTAGCTCGATGGCGTTCAGCCATTGTGCAGATGCGTTGATGTGGTCTTCCATTTCGGTGGCTGTGATGTCTTGCTCGACGAGTGTGAGCCGGAGTGTGTTGTCGAAGATGGCCCATGTAACACGGTCTGCATTGGAACAGATGGCTTGTTGGATGCCTTGGATTTTCCAGTAGTCAGGAAGTGTGCCTGAGTATTCACGGCTGGTTGTTTTAACTTCCAGGATGTGTTTGGTTTCTTCATTCCAACCATCAAGGGTGGAGATGAGGTGGCAACCATTGTCGTCGTCGTAGCAAAACAGTTCTTCAGGTGTTTCGAATTTGATTCCGAGCCTGTCGCCTGCCCATTGAATGATGGTGTCTTCTAAACGGTTGCCTGTTTCCATGGCTGCGTTTGGTTGGATTGGTGTTGGTGCTACACCGGATAACAGTTCAGCTGCGTATTGGTCTTGTTTGACGAATGGGTGCAGCCCGTAAATGGCTGCTGCTGCTGATGCTGATATTCGGCGGTTGCCTTGGTCATCTTGGTATCTCTGGTTGAGCCAAGCTTGTGAACCGTGTGGTTCTTTTGATATGCGGTAACGGTGGTTTCCCATGTCGTTGCCCCTTCCTCTGTGTTGTACTGTTACACAGAGTACAGGTGGGGTGCATCAATGTCAAGCGGAAAGAAGAATTATTTTTCTGACCATTGCGACAGGGATATAAAACAGGTTTATTCCGTCGCCATCGTGAAAGCTTTGGAGCAGGGTCACATGGTTTTGTTTGCCACCTGGGTCTTCAGTGGGTACTAGGAAACCTGTTGATTGCACTAACACTTCGCCATCATCTTCAACGTCTTCGAGCGTTAACCAGCCTGGGTCACCCCCGCAAGCATCAGCCCAATACACGAGGGCCATTGGGTATGCAGGTGGGTCGTATTCAGTCGTCTGTGGATTCATCTAAGGGTTCTCCTTCAACGCGACATTCGACACAGTAACGACCTGTTTGTGATAGCCATGCTTCTCCGCATTGGGGGCAGACATACAGGTTTCGTGGGCTGGTCATAGCCTGATGTTACTAGGCGGCTGGTACCTGGCGGGGTTGTGCTAACAGGGCATCTATCCGTGCCACAAGATGAAGAAGTTGGTCTTCTTCGGTGCCTCTCACCACTACTTTTGATAGGAAATTACGGATGAGAAGCAGGTCTGTGAGTGTCATAGGACTTGTCACATTATCAGCGTGGAATTGTTAAATGTTCCTCTACAACAGTTAAACGTGATTCTATTCTGTTGACTGAATCTCGAAGGGATGACCCGCCATTTGGA